GATGTTCTCAATTGGTTCTCAAATCGAAGCCAATGGGCGCGAATGGTCATCTTATGCTAATCAGGTTGCTAGTACTACGATCCAGTCTAATGGCCGTGAGTTCAGTTCATCTTTCAGCCCTTCAGCAACTGCACCTGTCTCAGGCACTTCAAACGCTGGCACTGTCAATGTAACAGTCAATGCAGGTGTTGGAGATCCAGAGGCTATTGCTAGAGTTATTGAAGATACGCTAAGGCAGTCAAGGTATCGCGGCACAGGTGGATTGTTCACAGTATGACATGGAATCCAGATTGGCGCATCACTGTTGGCACTACTGTCTATAACAATGTGCAGCAGGTTAACCTCACTGTAGGTCGAATAGACATTGACCGTCAATGTCAAGCAGGTTATGCTCGTATGGACATTGTGAATACAGGCACTACGCCATTTGATATAGATGTAACAGATGCACTTAAACTAGAGGTAAAAGACTCAACCGGCACTTATGTCGATGTATTCGGTGGCGAGGTCTCAGACTTCTCCATCTCAGCTCGTAGTCCAGATGAAACAGGGTTCTTAACGATTGGCTCTGTCTTGGCTGTTGGCCAACTGGCTAAATTACCGAAGGCTCTATGGTCAGGTGCATTAACGCAAGGTTTAGATGGTGCACAGTTAACAACTATCTTCGCAAGCCTTACCTCTTTGACCACAGGCGAGGTCGATGCTGGTCGCTATGACATGATTGCTCGCACCGCTGATCCGATAGTCATGTCGGACATTGTGACCCTTATTGCAGATAGCGGCATAGGCCAGATCTATGAAGACAAACTGGGTCGAGTCTGTTTTGCAGATGCAGATCACCGGACTGTTTATCTTGAAACTTACGGTTACACAGACCTAGATGCCAACTACGCATATCCTTCAAGCATTAAGTCAATTCTACAGATTGGCAAAATCCGAAACTCTCTGACTGCTGACTACAACAATAACTATAGTTCAACCCTGACAAGCACAGATGCTACATCTATTACTACTTATGGACTATTCGCTAAGAAATTCCAGTCAAATGTCAAACAGACATCAGACATGACGGACATCCTGACAAGAGACTTAGCTCTTAGAGCTGACCCTCGTACTCAACTAGATTCAGTTACTTTCAGACTTGATGATCCTTCTATGCCAGATGCGATGAGAGATGATCTCATTAACATATTCTTTGGTGAGCCAATCCTTTTGACTAACCTGCCGGCCAATATCCTCAATGGTGAGTTTGGTGGCTTTGTCGAGGGATGGACTATGAGTGCTACGCCTTCAAGGGTTGACCTTAAGATCTATGCAAGTCCGGTTGAGTTCTCCATTGTGCCGCCACAATGGGATACAGTCACACCGGCCTCACTTATTTGGACAGGTGTAAATGCTACACTTATGTGGCAAGATGCGAATGGAGCACTGGTATAATGGCAACGACTACTTATTGGGGTTGGGATACTCCCGACAACACTGACCTCGTAAAAAATGGGGCTTTAGCAATTCGGACATTGGGTTCGGATGCGGATGTAACAGTTCAAGATAACTTTATTGCACAGACTATGGGAGCATACTAATGGCCAATACAGCTAAAGCATTATTTCGTGGGGCAGCCACAACTACTACAACGACAACGCTGTACACAGTGCCAGCCAGTACGACCGCCATTGTCACCAACATTGTCGTCACTAATACTGGCTCTAGCAGCTACACTTTTACTTTAAGCCTAGATAGTATTGCTATCCACACAACTACAACTATTGCAGCCAACTCAACGATCTACATCGACCTTAAGCAAGTCTTAACTACTACTAAGACCATTAAAGGTGGAGCATCTAACACAGCTGTTAACTTCCACATCTCAGGGATGGAGATCGCGTAATGGGTGCTTCAGTAATTCCAGCAGCATCGACTGCTCAGGCTAACTGGGTTGAACTAGCATCGGCAACACCGACTTCAGGCTCGACTGTTTCATTTACTGGATTGACCGAGTATCGCAATTATAAAGTGTCATATTATAACTTGTTTACAACTGGTGGAACGAATATGCTTTTAAGATTCAATAACGATAACAACCTCGTTTATGCATGGATAACTCAGGGAGACTCCGGTAGTGTTAATTCTTCGGCCTACGCCAGTTCATTCCCAGTTCATCCAAGTGTCACTGATACCGATGGCGCATCTGGTGTGATTACGATTGCGGATGCTAACCAAGTCATTAAAAATACTACTTACTACGCAACTAAAAACGGCACTGGCACAGATGCCATTAACGGCCAAGCCTTTTGGAATAATACAGCCGTTATCAATCGCATGGATTTCATCATAAGCTCTGTGACTTTTACAGGCGGAACATTTAAGGTCTATGGCTCAAACTAATGAAGCCACGCCTGAGTAAAGCTGCTATTCAATTAAGAGAGCAGATAGATGATACTTACCCAAGTCGTTTGCGCGATTCCGATGGGTGGATCGGTGATCTCCGACACTCTTCGCGCGAGTCTGACCACAATCCAGATGCTCAAGGATGGGTTCGTGCCATCGACATCGATGCTGATCTCGCTGGAAAACCAAAGCCAGAACTCATGCCAGATCTTGTTGATCAGATTCGACTCTTATGCAAGTCTGGTGCTGAGAAAAGAATTGCCTACATTATTTTCAACGGAAAGATCTGCTCCCCTATCCTTAGATGGAAGTTCCGCAATTACACCGGAATTAACAAACACAACAAACACGCTCATTTTAGCTTTAAGAAAGAAGCTGATAATGATGGGGCTTTTTTTCAGATACCTATGCTAGGAGGCACACATGACAGCGGCAACTAATAACTTTGTGATCGACCAAGGTGCTAACTGGTTTGTTACCTTTGTCTATAAGGATTCAGCAGGTACAGCCATTAACCTAACTGGCTACACAGCAGCTCTACAGATCCGCGATACCTATGCAGACTCTACGACTGACCTATCTCTCACATCTCCTAGCGGTGGTATCACCATCACTGCCGCTACTGGCACTATTGCTGTGACTGCTACAGCTGCACAGACTGGGGCTATTGCTGCTGGTAACTATGTCTATGATTTAGAGATCACAAGTGCGGCAGGAGTAGTAACTCGTCTAGTGCAGGGCAAGATCAGTCTTAGCCCACAGGTAACTCGATGAGCGATATTATCCAGATTACCGAGGATGTAACCAATGTAACGGTTACTGAGGCCGTCACTATTGTCTCTATAGCAAGTGATGGCCCACAAGGCCCGATAGGCCCTACAGGCCCTTCTGGAGGCGTTACAGGGGCAACTGGACAGACTGGGGCAGGCAACACAGGAGCAACCGGCAACACAGGTGCTACAGGCGTTACAGGCAATACTGGCATGACTGGTCCGACAGGAGCAACCGGAACAACGGGTGCAACTGGTGCGACCGGATCTACAGGCATGACAGGTGCAACCGGCGCAGGAGTTACCGGAGCGACTGGTGCAGCAGGAGCCACAGGTGCTACTGGTGCGGCAGGTGCAGCCGGAGCAACAGGTAATACAGGAACTCAAGGCAATACAGGCAACACAGGAGCCGCTTCTACTGTGGCAGGCAATACCGGTAATACCGGTAACACAGGTGCAACAGGCGCAGCTTCAACAGTTGCAGGCAATACCGGAGCAACTGGCCCAGCGGGAACTAACGGCGCGACAGGTGCAAGAGGGACAACCGGTGCTGATGGAGCAACTGGAGCCACTGGCAGTAATGGATCTAACGGCGCGACAGGTGCAACAGGTACTAATGGCACTAATGGCACTAATGGATCAACAGGTGCGACTGGACCAACAGGTGCAGACGGCGCTGGAGCAGCTACAGACTCAGATCAAAACATTTTAGCCAACCAGATATTCGGATAGGAAAACACAATGGCAACTTTCACAAAGGTACTTCTTTCAGGTAGCACAAACGGTAAAGCAATTAAGGTTGCTGCCACTACATCTGGAAGTGCTGGTACAACTATCCACGCAACAGGCACATCATCGTCAATCATTGATGAAGTCTGGCTTTATGCTTACAACTCAGCATCGACTGCTACTGCTTTGACTATTCAATGGGGCGGTGTGACTGCCGTTGATAATGAAGTCAAAATAACTATTCCACCAACTACAGGATTAACCCTTGTCATTCCTGGACTTACTATTACTGGTACAGGAAGTGCTGCTAATACAGTTGCTGCTTATGCTGCAACTACAAATGTGATTACTATTTCAGGTTATGTGAATCGCATTTCATAATGACTTTTAGAAATATATTACACGGCTGGCAAGGAAAGCAGGTTAGTTCTTTTGGCAGTTTTCGCAAAAACAGAAAAGCCGACAATCCATCGGTTGTCACACAAGGTTTAATTCTTCATTTAGATCCAGGAAATCCATTATCATATACTGGAACTGGCACCACTTGGACAGATTTAAGTGGCAATGGAAACAACTCGACTTTAACAAATGGACCGACTTTTTCACCCGTAAATAATGGAATCTTGACTTTTGATGGTGTAAATGATTTTGCGCAAACATCTCTGTTTGATGCTGATAATAGTAAAACTTTCTCTACTTGGTTTTATCCAACATCCGCAGCCGCTAATAATTCTACTGCTTTAATGAGAGGCAGAGATAATAGTGGCGT